TTGACCGAGCCTTAGAAATCGCTCCATACGATTTGTAGCGCCCGATCCTAACAACGACCCATTCAAGCTAAAAATCTTACCTGTACCGGTAAACGTGTAATGCGTGTTGTAAATGTCAGGCTCAATTGAATACACACTTTGCCGAAACTCACGATACCCCTGAGCTAGATACGACTCGGCCTGAGCGTCAGTAAGGAACGTCTGGTCGGTCTCATCGATCAGCGCACGAAACAGGTCGTAGACTTGCGTTACATTCATCCCTGCGCTCCCATCCTAGTCGTCGGCAGTCCCTGCTCTGGACCCTGCTCGTCAACCATTTGCCGGTTCATGTCCATAACACCCATGCGCTCTGATTCCATCTGCGCTTGAATAGCCGATGTCGGCGATTCCATGGTGACTGAAATCTCATCTAACTGCTCTGGAGGCGCAGAGCGAGGGAACACCTTACGGTTGGCGAGCGC